GTGTAAGTATTTCTATCTGCTCCAAATCCCAATTCAAAAGGTGATTCAGTACTAATTGTAGTTGCGTCATTGATAAAGCAAAATTGTGCAGGTGTACCCTTCATTAGACGGAATTTAAAATCATCACTTACTTGAAATAATTCATTTCTATTTAAAGATCCCGCATCTATAGCTCCTACTAATCCGTCTAATACAATATTTGGTCCTCCTTTAGTTCCCATTATAAATTAAATCTTGGTTTTAGTGCATTATAATTTTGTAAAACTTCATCCGCACTTAATGTTTTCCCATACATTCTTACTATAGCAGTTTGTAAATTAGAAAATTTGGGAGTTCCTGCTGTAGCTTCATTACCACCTACAGTATAAGTAGAGTTATTTGAAAAATCATCTTGGGTAGTATTAGTTATAGAGTTATTTAATACCCCATTAATATATAGTTTTACTCCTGTACTACTGGAAGGTTCATAGGTAAACACTACATTATTCCATACATTTAAAGCAACATTAGAACCAGTCTGACTTACTATACTTTGTACACTATTTCTTACTCCACATCTAAATACCATATTATTTACATCAGGAAAGTAAATATCAATTCCACATTTATAAGCTTTAACAACAATTCCTAATGTGTTTCCGGAACTAGGCATTGCTAGTAAATTACACCAAGATTCTATTGAAAAATTATCTGTATTTCCAAAATTTAAATTACTACTAGTTCCCCCAGGAATAAAAATTTCTTCATCAACACCATCTGTTTCTATATTTTTTATACCACTATTGTTAAATGTAGGGGAGTTACTTAAAGTAGCATTATCATTATTAGAAGCAAGATTAAACCAAGTAGTACCACTACCAGGAAAAGATTTAGGA